AGGTAGCCCATATTGATAATATCTCGCATACTTGGCGCTAGAACCATCGCATCGACAATTCCGTCTGCATGTCGCCCTAGACCTCGCCCATCGGCTCTAAGTGGCGTTGCGGTAGGTAAAAGTGAACGCGCATTGAGAAACATATTGGCCGCTTTCCCCCATTTATTATTTTTGAGAACGTGGTGAGCCTCATCTTGCACTACAAGCCGAATTTGCTTAAACCAAGTCTCATTTGGATCCATGCGAATAATGGTGTCTACTCCCCCTACTCCAGTCTTAGCATTGGGATCAAAAAAGCTATAGCCTAATTCTGCAACTTGAAGCGCACTAATAACTCGAATCAAATTGGAGTTTTTTCGAGCCCCTACAACACGATGGCGTACTCCATTACGTGCTAGGGCAATAGAGATTTGGCTCACTAATTCTTGACGATGTGCGATTGCGATACTTGCGCTTGGTTCATCATGCAAAATTTTACTTAAAATGACCGTTTTTCCTGACCCTGTGGCAGCCACAGGCATGACATTTTGAGCACCATTCCCCCAGGCTTCATATACCTTGCGTTCTAATTCCGCTTGAAATGGGCGAAGTTCTACACTCATTTTTATCCTAAAAATTTAATATTGACATAGCCGTCATTATGCTGTAAATTTTAAATACGGTCAATACGCCGTTTAACTTAAGGAGAGTTTTTATGAGTATGAAAATTGAAGTTGATCCTAGTGGTCTTACCCAAGAACAACGTGAAGCAGTTGCGGGTTTTATTTTGGCTTATCCGGTAAAAAGTCCACAATCGCTTGATCTGAAGCTTAATTTAGATACCACCGAAGCTGAAGTTGCTGCGGCTTTTGGAGCACCCGAAATCCCTTTAGTCCCTGGGGCGATCGCTGCCCCCTCTATTGCAAATGCCGATCCGTTGCCGATTGTCCCCGTGGCTCCAGTGGCGATTACTTCTCTCGAAGCGCCGATCGTCCCCGTACCCCCTGCACCGACAAATGTCATTACGGAACATGCGGCCCCTTTGAGCCCTGCAAGCGGCGTTGAGTTAGATAAAGCTGGGATGCCGTGGGATGGTCGTATTCATTCAGAAAGTAAATCTAAACTTGCCGATGGCAGTTGGCGCAAAAAGCGAGGGCTAGATCCTGAAGTGTTGAATACTGTTGAGAATGAATTGCGACAAGTTATGGGCGCAGCTCCCGCAATTGCACCGCAATCGGAAGTAATTTGGCCAATGCCAGCCCCCGTGCCCCCTGCACCTGTGCCACCTGTGGCACCTGTGGCACCTGTGGCACCTAGCCAAGACCCTAGAGCGGCTTTTGTGGCTTTGATCGGGCGAGCATCTGCGGCAATTCACGGTAATAAATTAACGCAAGCAGAAGTTACCGAGATTTGTGCTAAAGCGGGCGTACCAGCATTACCGTTACTTGCCAATCGTCTAGATTTAGTAGATCACATTGCTGCGCAAGTTGACGCTTTGATTGCGAGTCGTTAATGAGTGGCGCTCACTCTATATTGCCCCCATCGGGAGCTGCCGCCTGGCGACGGTGTTCCCTTTGGGTGACAATGAACCAAGCCTACCCCCAAGCCGATACGCCTGAAAGTTTAGAGGGCAATGCGGCGCACTGGGCGGTCGAGCAAATGCTTACGGGGAATATAGTTGCTGAGGGTCAAATTTCCCCGAATGGCATCGTGCTTACCGATGAAATGATTGAGGGTGCCGAGTTGGTTTTGGATACAGTACGTACTCGAATTCCAGCTACTATTCAGATTAATATTGAATCTTCGGTAATGATTCCAAGTATTCACGAATCTTGCTGGGGTACACCGGACGTTTGGGCATTTATTGGCGATGCGATGACTTTAGAAGTAATTGATTACAAATATGGTCATCGTTTTGTCGATGAATATGAAAATGATCAAGGTATTGCTTACATTGCGGGCCTTGTGGATTCAATCGCCACTTCTTTAGGTCAAGGTGCCGGACTAATTGATCAAGCGTTAAAAGTCAATTTTACGGTGATCCAGCCTCGTTGTTTTTATAAAGGTTCATCGGTTCGCACTTGGTCAGTTGTGGCTTCAGATTTACGCGCCCATATCAATGCGTTACGCATGGCAGCGGAATTGTCACTATCAGCAAATCCGATCGCAACGACTAATTCTGAGTGTCGTAATTGCCCAGGTCGCCATGCGTGCCCTGCGTTGCAACAAGCTGCTTATTCAGATGCAGAATTCTCAGCTCAATCTTCCCCAGTGGAATTAAATCCACAAGCGGCTAGTTTGGAATTACGTATGTTGGAAAGGGCTTTAGAAAGACTGCAAGCTCGTGTGGAAGGTTTGCAAGAAGCAGTTGTGACCTACATACGTCAAGGGCAATCGGTGCCTTGGCATAGAGGTGAGCAAGGTTTTGGTAGGCAACAATGGTCAGTACCCATAGAACAAGTAGTTGCTATGGGTAAATTGATGAATGTTGACTTATCTAAATCTAGCGTTAAGACCCCAAAACAAGCCCTAAAAGCTGGTATTGACGAGTCCGTCATTAAGGGGTACACTGTTACACCATTAGGAGCGATGAAGTTAGTTTCTGATAATCCTGCCGATGCCCGTCGGGTATTTGGCAAAACAAACTAAGGAGAGTTTTATGTCACAAAAAATCAATATCACTTCCCCAGTAGGCCGCATTGTCATGGGTTCGCTATATAACCCAAGCACGACCGATGCTGAGGGTAAACCGTTAACCATTAAGACCGGTCCAAATGCCGGTCAACCTAGAGTAAATTATTTTTTTGCTTTAGCTATTCCAAAAAATGCTGGAGAAACACATTGGGCGCAAACTGTTTGGGGTCAGCAAATTTGGGCAGTAGGCAATAGTTCACACCCAAATGCTGCTCAGTCTCCAGCGTTCGCTTGGAAAATTGAAGATGGCGATAGTCAAATCCCAAATAAAAAAGGCCGTAAGCCTTGCGACAATGAAGGCTGGAAAGGTAATTGGATTTTAAAGTTTTCCGGCGGATACGCTCCAAAAGTTTATCAACAAGAGGGCGCAGGCTACATTCAGGTAACTCAAAAAGATTTTGTAAAGCCTGGCTATTTTGTTGAAGTGGCTTTCAATGTCGAAGGTAACGGCTCTAGCAGTCAACCAGGTGTTTATTTGAATCACTCAATGGTTTGTTTCCGTGCGTATGGTCAAGAAATCAATTTCGGCCCAGATGTTGCTGAAGCAGGTTTCGGTTCTGCTCCGTTACCAGTTGGCGCAAGTATGACCCCGCCCGCCGGAATCGTTCCGTTACCTGTAGCTGCACCTGTAGCTGCGCCTGTAGCTGCACCTGTAGCTGCACCTGTAGCTGCGCCTGTAGCCGCACCTGTAGCCGCACCTGCGATTCCAGTAATGCCTGTGCCTGGATTCGTTCAAGTCCCGCCTGTAGCCGCACCTGTAATGCATCAAATGACTGCGGCCGCTAATGGTGGCTCCTATGAGGCTTACATTGCTGCTGGATGGACCGATGCGCAATTAGTAGCAAACGGTTTGATGTTGCCGTAATGTCTTATCCCCGTGCCTTGCGGCACGGGCTTTTTCTTGGAGAGGAAAATGTTTAAAAAGCTAATCGTAATCAAACAATGGATTTTAATTTTTTCAATCGGTTTAGCCATTGGAATTGTTGTGGGCGGACAAACAACCTATTTAAGCATTCTTAAAGATTGCAAAATTATGGGAATGTTTAGGCATGGGGATGCGCCTGTAAGTTGTACTTATCATCTCATTACTACCCCTTCGGAAAAATCTAAATGAGTTATTTAATCAGTAACGAAGACGGTGATTCTATGCGTATTGTAGGCAGACAGGAAGAGGCTCAGGCGATTTGCGCTTTACGCTTAGGGTGGACGTATCGAATAATACGTAGATCTGGTCTAAGGATTGATTTATCGCAATTTGAGGACGCTTTGATATGACTCAAACAAGACGAGGTTCTTTTATTGAAGCGTGCACTCACACAATTGTCGGGTTTATTTTTTCCATTTTATTGTCATTGATTGTGTATCCACTTTTTGGGCATTCATTTACGTTATTAGAAAATGTCGGAATTACTACAATTTTTACAGTGGCGAGTATTGTTCGTGGGTATGTTATTCGCCGTTGGTTTAATCGCAGAAAGGTGCATTAAATGAAAATTATTGGTTGGCTTTGGTATGCTGGGGCAGAGACTGTTGGCATCGTAAAAACGCAAAACGCCATCGGTGAAATCAAATATTACATTGGTGTGGCTGAAGGTCACAATGAGGCCGATGATGCTTTGAGAATCGCCCAATGGTCCGTGAAGTTTCCAAATGAGGCGGGTGATCTTTTGTTTCCTAAATGCCCTCCCTGCAATGGTAATTGCAATCAAGGTCGAGCTTGCCCTAACAAATGATTATCCCACCGCCGCCCGCTAGAACTGACAAACGCCCGATTGCGTTTTATGACACTGAGTGCTTTCCAAATTATTGGCTATTAAAATTGCGTCCACAACAAGGGGAAGTGCATAGTTTTCGATTGCGTTCGGGGCAAGCATTTGGGGATGAGGATATTGCGCGCATTAGGAGGCTATTTGATGCTTATTGCGTAGTTAGTTTTAATGGTAATTATTATGATGTGCCAATGATTTGCGCAGCTTTATCAGGCTATACGGCTGAACAATTGAAATGGTTGAACGATCGCATTATTGTAGAAAAAGCAAAACCTTGGGATTTAGGATTACCTGACTGGAAGCCTTCAGATCATATTGATGTGATGGAAGTCGCCCCTGGCGCAGGCTCGCAAAAGCAATATGCAGGCCGAATCCATTACAAAACAATGCGTGATTTACCGTATGACCCAAGTCATTACTTAAACGACGCTGAAATAATTGAAGTCGATACCTATTGTGAAAATGATTTGGGGCAACTTGAAGCATTATTTAATGATTTGGCTCCTCAGATTAAACAACGCGAAGAATTAGGTCTACGCTATGGCATTGACTTGCGAAGTAAATCGGATGCTCAAGTTGCCGAAGCGGTACTCAAAAAGCGGTGCGAACATGCCACTGGAATGCGAATTTATAAGCCACAAATAGATTGGAATTTAAAGTTTCGCTATAAAGTTCCTCAATTTATTACTTATCAAACGTCTCAATTACAAAGAGCGCTTGAGCTGGTTAAAGAATCCATCTTTAGATTGGGCCCTAAAGGTTCTGTTGAAATGCCTCCTCAACTTGAAGGCTTATTAATTACGATTGGTAATTCGACATATAAGATTGGTATTGGGGGACTACATAGTCAAGAAAAAGGTCTTGTGGCCATTAGTAATGACACTCATCAAATTCGCATGCCAGACGTTGCGAGTTATTACCCAAATTTGATGGTAAATGCTGGAGCATGGCCGCCTGCATTAGGTCAGGCTTTCATTTCAGAATATGAGGCCATTAAAAATGAACGTTTGGCTGCTAAATTATTACAAGCAAAATTAAAAAAGGCTGGTGACACAAAAAGTAAAGAATACGAAGCTGCCCTTGTTGGTAATGAAGGTGGCAAAATTATGATTAACGGGACTTTTGGTAAAACAGGTAGTCCTTACAGCGTTCTTTTTGCCCCTGAAATGTTAATTCAAACAACGATTACTGGGCAATTGAGCCTATTGATGTTAATTGAATGGCACGAGCATTATGGAATTCCAGTAATTTCGGCAAATACCGACGGAATTGTAATTAATTGCCCAAGGGAAAAATTAATTACATCCGAATATTTAATTGCAGAATGGGAAAAGCGCACTGGGTTAGAAATGGAAACTGAAGATTATGTTGCCATTTATGCCCGTGACGTAAACAACTATTTTGCCATTAAGACACCAACTGACATTAAGCGTAAAGGTGAGTATGCTAAAGCAGGGTTAGTTGAAAAGAAAAACCCTAGCGTAGAGATTTGCGCTGACGCTGTGGCTGAATTTCTTGCCAACGGAACTCCTATTATTTATACCATTGCGGCTTGCCGCGACATTCGAAAATTTGTCACTATTCAAAAAGTAAACGGGGGCGGCATAAAAATGTGGGGAGAAGGGCCACGTAAAGGCTATCGAGTGATGGATATGCTCGATACGCTTGTTGCAAATGGTTGGGTAAAAGAGGGTCGAAAATGGCGTAAAGGGGTCAATCTAGCCGATGCCACTACTGCATATCAATCTTGTTTTAGCCCTCAGACCCCTGAATATTTAGGGAAAGTAGTCAGGTGGTATTACTCAAAACAAGCCCCTGGACCCATCGTATATGCCAGTAACGGCAATACGGTAAGCCTATCCTATGGCGCAAAGCCGTGCATGACTTTACCGGAGGTTTTCCCTACAGACATTGACTACGACTGGTATTGCGATAAGGCCGAAGGCATGCTTAAAGATGTTGGTTATTATCGCTTGACATAGATAAATAATTTATCTATACTGGCAGAGACATAACGAATAGGAGAGGATTTGATGTTAATTTTAGAAGCCAACTTAGCGCGCAATATGACCGATGAGCACTTTATAAGTGCTTTACATTGCGATGCAACTATCATGCGTACCCCCATAGAAATTGAACTAATTCGCAGATTGGAATCAGCTTTAGATAGATTAAAACCACTTGATGGTTTTGATGAGTTGATTATTGATTACGAACTTAAAGCTGAATCACTCGAACGATTATTGGAATCAAACCATAAAGCTAATTTTGACGAAATTGCCGATTTTCTTGCCGTCTTGCATGATGCTGAAATTGAAACAGCCGACGAATTGAAAGCCGTGCTTATCGAAGCCGATTTACTTAAGGAGTTTTGAAAATGATTTATTTACCTGGAACAAAATTAATTTGCCGAGAGACCGGCGAAATGTATGCGGTAACGGATTTTGATGCGGAATTTACCTATTACACACAAAAAGGTAATGAGTTTCATAATCAATGTCGAACTGAACATTTAACTGAGCTTTTCCTTATCGAAAATGTTGTTAGTAAGTCAGCTTCAGTGCTTGATATTCAAGAAGGTGGCGATCATTACAAAAAGCTGGGCGATTACCAGCCCTGGGAGGTTCTAAAAGCGTGGCTAACGCCCGAAGAGTTCCGTGGATATATGAAGGGTACCGCAATAGCATATTTGGCTCGTGAGCGTGATAAAGGCGAAATGCTGGATATTAAAAAAGCCGCTCACACTTTGCAAGGATTGGTGGAACTTCATGGCTCCTAGAGAATCTGCCGCAATGGGCACTGCACGAGTGTTAGTAACCGTTATGGGCAAAACGCCTTATGCGGCCGCAAAACAAGTAGGCCTTACCGCTGCATCAATATACATGGCCCCTTGGTATAAAGAATGGAAGAAAAATGAGCAAGCGAAATGATTGTTTTGCGCGTCAATATTCCGATCAAATGATTTGCTCGGCTTGCGGTTTGATATGGGATTTAAATGACCCAGAGCCGCCTGCTTGCGGAAAAATTGACAAGCGCACTAAGAAAATTAAAAAACTTAAAGTTTTGGAGCCCATTACAGGATCTTTAAAACTACCAGAAACTTTACCAATTGAGTTGGCCACTGAAATGGTTAAAACTTTTAGCGTGTATGCGCAATTAGATACCCCAGTAATCGGAATGCAAGCGGCTTATAGACTACTTTTAGATAGGATTGAACAATGAAAACAATTGC